TACCAATCTTTAGCAATAGTAGGAACATCATATTGAGTAGCTTGAGTAAATCTATCTTGACCAAACTTAGAAACATCTTGACCAAATAAGGTGCTATTCTCTAGGTTAGTGTCTAAGTAATCATTAGCACCACCATAGAACACATCACGCATTGCTGCTAGTTCAGGATTTAACGTATAACCAGCTACACCAGTACGAGGGTCAAAGTTTCCTTGAGCAAACCCAGTGTTTACTTGAGTTGGTTTTAGCTCTAACCGAGCTACTTTAGGTTTTTTAGAACTCATTGTTTACTCCAAATGTACATATATTCTCTAGCACCATAATTGTCTGTGTAACCAGCCTCTTTAAATCCAACCATTGTTATAAACTTCCAGTGCTTCTTATCTTTTCCATCCCATACAACATACTTGTCTAGTGGCTCTTCTAAGGCTACTCTTTCTATATCTTCTAGTATCTCTTTCTTAGTAGTCTTAGTCCACTTATGAACATCTATATGACATATTACAGAAGGAGTATCATTTACTTCAATATAATCAAAGCAGATAAAGTGAGTAGGTTTGTCTACTTTTGTAACATTACCTATCATGTTTTCATAATGTAACATAAAGCATAGTATGGAGGTAAGTTAGCATTAGTACCACTAGAACCTGTAGAAGCTATTGTAATACCTGTAGTAGCTGAACTAGAGTCTTGATTAAAAGTTTCATTTAAATAAGACAAGTAAGGAGTGCCACCATTCATTAAGTCAAAGTCATCTGAACTTTGTCTATTCATAGGTAGAGCATGGTCGTGCCCAGGGTCTGTTAGTGTATGGGTATGGGATACAACAATAGCATCCGCAGTACCACCAGAGTCAGCTACAGAATAAGTTGAACCTGCACCAACAATAAACCTATTTCGTAAGTCTGGCGTACCTCCATTACCATCACACAGTAACCATCCATTAGGTATAGTACCTACACTTCCTGACCAAAGTAAAATAGCCCCTTGTGGAACACTATTCTGTGTTACAAAAGCAGTTGTAGCAAGTCTAGTAGAGCTATCACCCTGATTTTGTGTAGTAGCTGTTGGATTACCTAAGAAGTTAGGTGAAGCTAAGTCAGCTTTAGTAGCTACTGCTGTTTGAATAGCATTAAACTCGTCATTAATCTCAACACCCTTAATAATCTTTAAAGGATTACCAGTTACTAAACTATCCTTACTTTCAAAGTCAACCGCTTTAACATAATTACTCATAATAGTTTTCCTAATTTTACATATATATCTGCTTTTTGTATAGACACTGGTGCGCCATTAATCTCTGTCTCAATACCAAACTTAACAACTCTACCTGAACCACCTAAATGCACACTAGCCTCAGCTACAACTAAACCACCTGTATATTCCCCAATACCATACTCCGCTACATTAAACTCAGAAGGAAATTGTGAACTCTGGTTAAAGTAGTATCTAGGAGTTGTAGCACTACGATAGTCAAATGAATACTTAATAACAAAGTCTTGTGTCTCATTACCAATTACTACTAGCTTACACTTACGAAGAAGTTTAAGTGTAGCAGGTTGACCAAAGTCTGAGTTAGATGTAAAGTAAATCATACGATAACTAACACCATTATCAGAATACCCATAGTATCTAGCTATCTTACCAGTTGTGCCAAAGTATAAGTTTCTATCTGTAGTTGTACAGAAAGAGTGGTATGAAGTAGTATCCCACTTAGTAATCCTAGCACCACCATTAGGTAAAGTGCTACGCATATCAAAGCAATAAGTAACTTTAGTAGCGGGTAAACTTAATAAGTAGAAAGCATCTCTTTCAAAATATACACTCTTAATATGAGATAGTGTTTCATTATCTAAGTCATCTACTAAGTCATCTCTTACATTAATAGACAAGTCACGCATAGGCATAGACTTCTCTTGGATGGTACGAGATAAACTACGAACACCACCAGCAGATAAGAACACTAAGTCTGTACCTGTTTGTTGAACTGTATCTCTAGCAATACAACCAACACCAGTAATTACGTCACTTACTTGTAGAGTAGTTGGGTCATCTGCCCCTGAATAGATAATAATATTCTTTCTACAGAATACAACAAGGAAACCATTATGAGAACTAAGAGCTACAATTTCATCTGTATTACCTACAACAGATGATACATCAATTAAACCACTACCTGCTCCAGTGAATTGAGCACCATCTAATAGTTTAGAATAATAAATAGTAGTTGAAGCATTACTTATATTAGCTGTCCAAACTCGCCCGAAAGCAGCATGGCAACACTTAGGATTAAAACTAGAAACTCCAGTGGGCTTATTTCCATATACTCCTACCTCTTGTAAGATGTATGCTCCTGTATGACTTGCTCTACGATAGACAAGGAATGGATGATTCTCTTGTGCAACAAAACCATACATTGAATTACCAAAACCAGCACCTTCAGCTAGTTGTTGAAATTGCCAATGGTTAGCTGTAAATGCTACACTAGAGTTAGTTGTTTGGTCTGCTAGTTTTAAAGGTACTTCTGTAAGCGTAGTTGTACCTGAGTAGATATGTAATCCACCAGCAGAAAGAATTGTTGTAGTTGCATCAATATCTGTATATTCAAATAAACTTTCTATCTTATCTGTATCTGCTAATGTACCATTGTTAGTAGTAATAGGTAGCCAACCACGTCTACTACCAATCCTACCATATCTATCAATGATACAGTTCATAGCTTGAGTAGCATAACCACTTTCAAGAGTAACCTCACTCTCTTGGCTATTTAAACCAAGAAAGCCTGGAGCCGCAATAGAACTATTAACTAGTCTACCTGTCATACTGATTGCCAAATAGTTTCATCAGGGCGATAACATGCTTCAATAGCAATGTAGTCACTTAGTACACGGTTGTATCGCTGTTCTTGTTCTGTGTAACCACCATCATCACCACGTTCTGAGATAGCTCTAGCTAAAGCACCTTCAATTACTACTTGGTAAGGAAGGATAAGTATATCAGCATCTGCTTCTAAGTCTGGTTCAGGTTGATAGAGGTTAAAACGAATAGCATACTCTTGGTCTGGGATTGGATATAAATCTACTTGAGCATCACCACTTAAACTAACACCATTAATGTTATAGTATGAAGGTGAATTCTTTTGAGATAAGTCAGAAGTTAAGAAGGCTTGATTAAACCACTTAGAATCTCTATAGTCTAAAGGTGTATCATTACTATCATTAATAACATCAATGATACGACTACGAGTACCACTACCAGTAAGGATGTAGCTATAAACACCATCCACTGTATTAGCAGTTATGGTTGTAGCCATAGCTTGCCAGTTCCAAGTATCTTCCACTTCACGTTTAACTACGTTAATAAACTCACCAATAAGTTTACTATAAGGATTATCCTGAACAGAAGTAACCTCATTTTCACGAAGTCTAATTAAAACCTTATTGACAAGTTGTAAATAATTCATTCTATATCCTAGTTATTAAAGACAGTATAACACAATAATTTACTTTTGTCAAGTTATTTATTTAAGTTTGCTATCGTTACATCTTTCTTAGCTGAACCTGCACTAGAACCAAAGTAGTAAGCAATGATACCAGCCCATGCTGTACCTAAAGAACCTAGCATAACAAGCAAAGCATCTCCACCCTTTTCAGGTGTACCATAACAAAGCACATAACCTAAGACACCAAAGAAACCTAGAGTAACTACATAGGCTAGGATAGCAGGAGTTTTGTCTTTCACCTCTATCTCACGTTTACGAGCAGAGTCTCTATCAGCAGCAGCTATCGCTTCCAAATCTTTAACATTGTTGAAACCCAACTCTTGCATTCGCACTTGGAAGTCTTGCTCGGCTTTCTTAAGAGCGACAAACTGCTCTGGGGTAGCGGTGGATAACGCCTTGTTAATATTTGTTTCAGTTGCATCTTTAACACCCAATACATTACCAATCGCTTCCAACGCCATACCACCCAAAGGACCAGCAACGGCTGTACCAAGCATCGGTAACATCTTCTTAAAAAAATCATTCATATTTGTTTCCCAGATTGAAAGTCAGCTAAAGTTAAACCACCAGTGTATTGACAATGGGCTAACTCTTTAAACTTAACCCATCTACCTGCCCATTCTAAACCATGTTTCTCAGCAATCTCTCCACACTTAGTAAAGAGAGCTACATCATTCCAAGCAGGTTTACCATTCACTAAAGGAACAAAGTCAAATGCACACCGCCAATTATGCCAAGACTGTCCTGCTTTAGCATTAGTAACTTTATTACCTGGAGTTGTTCTACCTTGAGCATAAAGTTTATCTTGACACTCTGCATCCCTATAAGTGGATGTTATAAGAATATCAATATGTTCTTTCTGACAAGACTTAATAAACTCACTACACATCTGCATGACTTTTGGGTGTAAATCCTCTAGCTTACGAGAGTTAATCATTGTTAATTCCTATCCTTAGTTCTACATCTAATATCACAATCTACTTTATTAGCTTTATTATCTAGCTTATCACTCATTGTTTGTAATAAAGCAAAGATACGTTCAACTACTTTATCATGCTTAACTTGACAACTATCCATCTCAGCTTTAGTTACAAACTTCTCTGAGTATTGGTTATCTCTACGGAGTTGCTCAATTTCTAGTTTTTTAACCTCTAACACCAAACTATCAAGAGAGTTAAATTTAATATCCAATCTCTTTTCAAATTGATTGATAGTTACCTTCAGTAAAGCCCAAGCAAGGGTGACAATAGCACCTAATATAGCTATGATTTCACCTGCACCTAGAGTTAAATTAACCATGAATTTTCCTTATTATTGTTTAGTGATACGACCAACTGGTCTTCCAGCATACATCAAAATATTATCATTGAAGCCTTTATGAGCTTTCCAACCTATATTGATGTGCATTTGCAAGTTGAATGGAAGTGAAACTTGCCCTTTGTAATGCCACGCCAACCAACTATCTGCTTTTACTGAAATGTATTTGCGAGTGAAGCCATACATACTGTTACGCCATAACCAACATACCGCCATGAACCAACGTAGTAAGCGTGAGTTATCATATTGCTCTTGAGTGAAGTATTCAGATAGCGGATACATTCCGAACCAATACTCGGACATATCATTATCGAAAGTTCCGAACCATGATAGCCATGATGGCAAGTCATATCTGTTCTCAAGCAATACTTTCTGTTTACCTAGTCTTTTAACCACATCAAAGCGTGGTGTTTTAACTATGAACAAACATACTATTGGTGCAAGTAAACGCCCAATCATTCCTATAACTATCTCAAATGGGAGTATTAATGCCCAAACTAAATACTTAATCAATTTGCTCTCCATTCATATGCTCGTTTAATCGTGCAGTATTTTCACAATGATTGTTTATAGATACATTAAACGATTGCATTTGGGTCTTCCCCCCACACAACAGCACTCACAGCTTCAGCCACTTCATCAACCGTAGTACAAGCGTTAATAGCCGTTACACTCGCTTTAGCGGTAGCACGAATGCCATCACGCCATAGCATCCAATCTACTTTATATTCAGGATTGCGTAGGTTTCTAGCCTCGATGTAATCCGTTGGTTGTAAGATTGAGTAAGCCTGTGTGTCTATAGTAGCTAGTGCAGAAGCCTTAACTGTGTCTAAGTCTTTAGGTGTACCTGAGTAAGTGAGAGTAGCCCCTGTGAGTGTTTCACCTGTCCAGTAATAAACAGGATTAAATGGTGTGTTAGTCGCTACAACTTCCTCTAATCCTAGTTCAGCTTTCATCTCAGGTGTAGCTTGGTTTAACCATGTAGGTGGATATTGCTTACCATCAATGTAAAAGGTAGTACCCTCGTTGATGTATTGATTACTTTCTACGCGATAGAACATTTAATAAGCTCCTATAATTTGTTTAATGGATAACCCATTTTTAATATACATTTTCATTGTTGAATAAGGTTTATTTAGTTCTTTAGCCCAATCTTTTAAACACATTTTTTTATTGTCGTATTCTAGATTTATAGTATTTCGTCTATTTTTAGATTGTTGTGAACATGTAGCCCATTGACAATTTTCTTTGTAATAACCTTTATTATTATCAATTCTGTCCAAAGACAATCCTTCTGGTTTATCACCAACATCTTGATAAAATTGTTCAAAAGAATTAAACCATTCATCACACATATCAATACCGCGCCCTCCATAGTTTATAAAACTAGGATGATTAGGGTTGCTACATCTATTTTTAATCCCTGACCATGTTCTATAGATTGGAGTTGATGCCAATCCATGCTTTAAATTTCTTGATTTAGACAAATCTCTTGATAAACATCCACAGGATTTTTCA